AGCACCATTATTTGGGATTGTTGTCCAAGTATCAGCAACTAAATTTATACTTCCTGTTGTATCGTTATAATCAATAAATCCTTGTTTCGTTGTTGAGGCTGACGAACCAGCCGAACTAAAACCCGTATTATTCTCGTAAAATGTAATAAAATCACTTAATGAGTAAGTAACTCCGTTTTCATCTTGTATATCTGCAATGTCTAAAGGATTCCTTTCATTCCAGTTAGCAACATTTTCTATAAAAAAATCATCTTGTGAGGTTGTACCTCTTGTAACCATTACATTTTTTGCAAATGCATTGTATTCTCTGCTTGTGTCATTATCTATAATATAGAAATAATGCCCTTTTGTAAACACTTTAAAACTCATTATAATATTTTTGTTAATGTTATTTGTATTTCTCTATCTTCAAAACCAATATTAACTGGATCAGAAATCATACTATACTCAACTCCTCTATATTTAAAAAAATTAGTCTTACTATTGTAAACTAAATCTTTTCTTTTGCGTAGTTGAATAATTAAACGTTCATAAGTTTCTGTTTCACCAAAATCTGTATCTCTATAATTTGACTTTTCAGTTGTAATCAATTTACACCAACTATTATTAACTAATGATGTTGTAACTGTGTTACCTCCAAAACCATCAGATACATTCTCAGTTTGCCAAACCTCTATCCTTTTATTGTACTTTCTCGCCCTCATTAAATAATAAATCTTTTTAATGTGTCTATCATTCGCATAATATAAGGAGGTATTTGATTTGATGTACCTTTATTTGTTTCTGCATCATAATACAAGTATTTAACGTACTCTAAGGCACAATCAATAATTTCTGATGGTACATCAACAGGATTATCATAACCAACGTTTAAAACAAGTTTTTTATCCTCTGTTTTAGTAGTTGTATAAATAGAATAATTTTGCTTTTCAGTTTGCACTGAATTTGTCGGTGATACCAAAATATTAATCGGATAATCATAAACATAAACGCAATAATTAGAAAAGAAATAAGTATTGTTTCTGGCATAAACTAAAACGTTTGTTTGCTTTTCAATATACCCTAAAGCAGTATTTATAAAAGATGTTATTCTTGCATCATCTTCTGTTAAAGTATCATCAACTCTTAAATAAGTTTTAGCAACTGCTAAAGGTATAACATCAATGTAAGCCATTATAGTAAAAATTTATAACAAATATAAAAAAAATAGAGCATACTTATTAAATATGCTCTACTTTATTAACCAACAAATAAATAAATTATTTTTTAACCCTTTTAGCCTTAACTAAATAAGCATCTAAATCTTTACGTTTTCCTTTATATTCATCACCAGCAAAATAAGTTTTTTGCTCTTGAATACAAAAGAATGGTTTTTTAACTTTTGCCATTATACTGCAGTAAAGTCACCAAATACTAATGCTAATGGTTGCTCAACTGCTAAAGCAGTTTGGCTCTCAATTCTTGCAGTAATATTATTTTTGGTAAAGTTATCACCCTCAACATCAGAAAACTCTAAAGATAAGCCCTCTGTATTGATTTTATTAACTCTTGACCAATCACCAACAAAGTATTTATTAGCACTTAACCAAGTAGCTTTTAATACTTGTACACCAGCAACTCTTAATACACCACCCTCATAAGTAACTGCACTTTCTAAATCATCTTTTGCTGCTTTCAACATATCCATATAATCAGATGGTCTTACTACGATACCATTAGCATCATAATCAGCATCCTCTAATTTAGCTATCTCATTCATCAACATTTGAGGTTTGTTTGCTCCTGTGATAACTTCTGTTGATGCAGTAGCATCTGCCTCTAATATTGCGTTAAAAGCACTATTTTCAGCCTTAAAGTAATCTCTTCTTAACAATGTAGGAATAGCAGATGCAATATAAGAAAGGTTATTTCTCATTTTCTTGCTATATCTTGCAAATCCAGCTATAAAATCAGTTGGAACATCAACAGTTTCAAAATCATAATCAATTTGTGATTTTGTACTACCCTCAGTTTGTGCACCAATTCCACCCTCTGATCCTGTTTCTCTTGTATAGGTATAAGTACCCCCATCAATATTAACAGAACCAACTAAGTCAGCTACATTAACTTTCTGTGATGGGAAAGTAACAATGTCATAATTGTAAGAACGTGGCTCATCTCCAGTTAAGTTGGATGTATTCATATTAGCAACTGCTTTTACTTCAATGTCTATTGATTGACCTTTACGCATTGCAGTTATCTCTTTACCTTTGCTTTCAATAGCAACTTGTAAAAAGTCTTTTCCTTGATTAGCATCTTTTACTGCTTTCTCTTGCAGTTTAACATCTAACTTGTCAGCGTGTTTTTGTAAAGCATCTAAATCTGCTTTTAAAGCATCTTTTACTTCGTTTACTTGATTTGCAATAAAATCTTTGTTCTTTGCTTCAAAGTTTTCGATTGCGTTTTTTACATCTAATTCGTTTGCACCCTTAACCTCATTTTTTAGGTTAACCAAAGCGTCTTGTAATTCTTTTAATTCCATCTTTTATATGGTTTTTGTAAATTCGTTAATAATATTAGCAATGTTTAACGGCTTTCCATTAGGAGTATCAGATTTTTTAGATGGCTCTTTGTCTGTAAGTGTTATTAATAATTGTTCAATTTGTTTAAGTCTGGTATCTGAATAATCTAAGTTGTAAGACTTCTCGATTAATTCCAATATACCATAATGTCCTTTTATACTTTTTACATCTTGTACTGTGCTTAATTGATTAGCACCCCAAGACGTTAAAAAAGAGTATTCCATTAGTTTATACTCTGTAATAATAGACTTGTTTTTTGCATCCCTATTTAATACATTATAACCAATAGATAACTCAGCGTTTAATCCGTTCTCAGTCATTAGCTTAATATCTGAAAACATATCTCGGCTAACTTCCTTAGATAGATTAAATTTAGTTGTCGTTAATAAACCAAAATTATCTTTTGTATCTATATTCAAAGGCACACCAAGTGAAACTCTGGGATTGTGATCCTTTAAAACTCTTATTCGTTTGTAGTTTTCGCTTACTGTTTTATCAAACGAACCTTTTGCAGAAATATCACCATCTGAATCTTTGTAGTCATAAGCATTCGCATAAGCTACAACGATACCTTTTGAATCGTCTAAATCTTTAACCTCTATTGATTGTTGTTTAAATTTCATAAAGCAAATATAAATAAAAACTATTACAAAATGTTTTTTTATATTATTTTTTTATAATTGGGTAAAATTAGAATAAAAATGTATATTTGTATCGCTACTGCATACAATGCATTTTATTTTTATTACAGTTGGTAATCTTTATAAGATTAGTTTTTTAATTATGATTTGCCTCCTTATTTATTTAAGGAGGTTTTTTTATTCCCTTATCAATCTCCCATCTTTATCACGTTTAGGCACTAAAGCAACTGTACACCTACAATTGATAACATTACCAGCAGAGCCTCTTGGATCGCCTGGAAATGCCATCTTTTGAAACCCACCATTAAAAGGTACTTCAAAGTCCTCATCTTGGTCAACCTTAACACCATTCATAATTAAATGGTTAAACTCTGACTTTGGAGGTCTCCTTGTTCTGCTATCAATTGCACTTATCCAAATCTTATCTAATGGCACACCAGCAATTCTACCAGATTCCAAAGATGAGTAATTAGCAGCAGCAGTTGTTTCTGTTCTTGCTATTCTTAACGCTTGCCATCTATAAAAGTTACGTTGATTTACCTTTTTAGTTATCTCTGTGCTTATTTCTGATATCGTTAAGTTGTTTGACACCATTACACCTATTTCCTTTCTAATATACTCTAAAAATGTACGTCTAACATCTGACACCCTATAAATAGCATTATCAAACAACCACTTTATTAAGTTATTCTCAAACTCAGTCAAAAAGGTATTTAAAACAAACTCTTTAACTTTCTTAATCTCTTTGTTTATTACCTTTCCAGTTCGTGTGCCTTGAATTATACCAATCTCTCTATAAATGTTATAATAGATATTTACAAACTGCTCCTGTTGTAGATTTGTTTCTAAAAACTCCTCATAGTTATCAGTTGTCATAAAGGCAAAAGGTATGCTATTTGCTAAACCTCTAAAGCCTTTAATTAACTCTTTATAAGCAATCTTTTCATACTTGGAATGTTGTCTTAACCAACGTTTTCTGTATTGGCTTTCGTTCATTATGCATCGAGGTTATCTTGTGGTAAAATAGCATCCTCCAAGGTCATTATATCATCTTTTACTGTATAGATTAACATATTTGGATCGTCTGAAATTGGTAAACCTAAAAGTATTTGTTGCGTATTTCTGTTTATAGTTCCAGTTTCAAGCAATTTAGTTGTCCATTCGGTTAACTCTTTTAAATCTGCTTGTAATTCTGGAATCTCCTTAATATTAAACTTTAAACATTTGTTATCATAGCCTTTAAACCTTGATAGTATTTTTTCGTTAAATACACTTTCATAAAGTTTAATGTTTGGCAATGTTGTATCTGTTACTACTCTTTTACGTTCTTCCTTTTGCTTATCGTACTTCCCACCCTCATCATTATTAAGCAAAACAGTTGACCATCCTAAAACATTACATATTTCTTTTTGATTGTATTTTAAGTATTCAAAAGGCTTTAACTCATCAGCAGAAAGCGATAACCTTGTGAAAGCTATCTCCGTTGAAATTGCTGCTAATCGTGATAAATCTTCTGGGTCTTTGTTCATTTCTTTCAACCTTTCCTTAAATTCTAAGGCTTGATTATGTGTAAAAGGTTGAGCAGATTTTGAAGAAATTAATCCAAACACCCCACCATTTTTTAAGGTGTTTATATTTAAACTTAATCCTTTGTTACTTGCTTCAATGTTTTTCCAAGTTGCTCTCAATGGACTTTGACCGTACAAATGCTCCCCATTAAACCCAAAATTAGGGTTATTTGTGCTAATATGCACAACGTTCTGCTCCTTAAACTTGGTGTATCTGTTGTACTCCGTTAGTATGTAATAGTCAACAGGATTTTCAGCAGATAATAAGTTAGCATTGTCTTTTAATACTATTTCTATTAAATGTGATGGTAAAACATATATTTCACTTGGTTGCCCAGCATTTATACCATCTTCTGGAGCAACGCAATACCAATATACATTCCCAGTTAATGCCATAAATATCTCAGTCAAATTAAAGAACTCATCCCACGATTGATTGGTGTTTGGTCTATCAATTGGCATCTCAAACTCATCAGAGTTATATGCTTTCAATTCTAATTCTAAAGCCTTTAACCTTTGTGAATGTGTTAAATCATATTTAGTTGATCCAAGTAGTTTATTAAGTTTCTTTTGACTTTGTTTATCTTCTATTTCCTTAACTCCATAAGGTACACTCACCAATTTATTGGCTCTTTGTGTTACAATAGAGTAAACGTCTGGATTTATATTGTAAGCTAAATCAATGTACTTAGTTAAATCTGTATCATCGTTTTCGGTGTACTTAGCACCATAAAAAAACGCTTCATTAAATTTATTTGTTTGTTGTTTGCTATTTCTGAATATATCGAAAAATCCCATTATAAGAAAAATGTATTAAATAATCAAAAGTAATAAATAAATTTTATATATTATGATTTAAAAGAAAAAGACTTTCTCATTCACTCCTATATCCATCATTTCGTGATACCTTAAAGCATCCATTGCGTGATTGAATTTATCTACTGGTTTATTCTTTGCATTGTTATTTTTGTCTTTATCCCAGATGTATTTTTCAAACTCGTTTATTATATTCTTTGAACTTTTGGTAACTAAATAGTTTTGTGTTTGCATTGTTGTAATACCAAACATAATACTATCAGAACCCTTTTTAACTGGCATTATATTTATACCAAATCGCCTTATTTCCTCAATTGATTTTGGCTCTGCTGAATCAGCGTAAACAAATGTGTTTTTTGGTAGTATTCTTGCAATATCACTATTAACCATTCCAGTACGATAGCAAACCTCGTTTACTATACGTTTATCATTGTACTTGTATATTTCTACTATTGCAGTCGGATCGTTACTATAACCAAAGTCTAAGCCAATGCCTAAAAGCCTTGCATCGCTTGGAATACTATCAATTGTTAGCCAATTATCAAAGATAACACCATCTAAATTACCAACTAAACCTAATCCGTACACTTTCCACTTATTAGACCAGTATTTATTTTTTATGTTATCTGTATCAAATAGTGTTTCTTGTGGTCTGGTTGTATCGTGAAAGCCTTTGTTTTTATAATCTAAAATACTCCTTACCTCGCTTTCTGATAAGTATTCATTATCCTCAAAAGTTAAGGTAATAAAGTTTTTATCATTAATATACTCATCACCCCAAAATAAACTATCTGGATTGTAATCAATAATCGTTAGACCAGCACGAGATATAAACTGTACTGCAGTATCAACATCCATTTTATCGGCTTCATTAATGTATAAAATATCACGTCTAAACCCTTTACCTACATCATTAACATCAGCACCAAGAAAGTCTAAGTATGAACCATTAAAAAACTCGTGCTTACTTTCTGACCTATTGAAATCATAATCAGATTGAAATATACCCCAGTCTTTGCATATCTTTTTGTAATCCCTTATAACTGTTCTTTTCATCTTACTTAATTCCGATGATAAGATAGTTGCCTCTTTGGTTGAGGAACACAAAGAACGTATTAACAACTGAATAATACTAACAGTCTTTGATGCACCTTGACCACCACGAATTACAAATACATTCTCTTGTGGGTTATTAAGTATTAAATCTTTTATCTTATAAAATGCCTTTGTATAAAGATATTTATTATCTGTTGCCAATATCCTCCGTTTTAGGAATATTTAAACCTCC